TAGACAACCTTATTATTTATAGAATTATAATATATTATATATAATATATTATATAAATAGTAGAATTAAAAGATGGTGAATCGTACGCGCGAGTCTTGTTCCGACAACATTACAGGACCTCCTATTTTTTCTGAATTTGTATTTTTGTTACGAATCCTACTTATCTACTTATGTTTGTCTGTAGATTGGCTTGTGAAGCTGGTTTAGGGCATAAGTGATACCGTAAGTAGTTTACTTACTTTACTTATTATCCTTATGAAGTGGCTCTGCAAACCGTCTTATGCTACTTATGTTGTTTTTCTCCCTCTCACCTACCTTACCCCCTTGCATGGGGTAGATGAACAGTTTCAAAACTGCTCACAATTGCTCTATATTCCCCTATCACTTGCAACACATTTTTTATTATGTTATCGTAGCTCAGTGGATAGAGCATTGGTCTCCGGGAACGTGGGCGCAACCTAATAAATTGGTGCTACGCACCAGGATGAGAAAGCTACGCACCCGGTTACCTGGATTTCTGGTTAAAGGTCAAATTTCTAAGTTGGCTTCTCAAGCGGGTTGAGGATTGAAGTGTTCCCGACTGGAATCGAACCAGCGCACCCGGTTCCGGAGTTGTTGAGCTTAGTAAACCCACTTCACAAGCCACTCTATTCCCCTTGCAAGGTGATATGCAAACAAATAAACGTAGGGATGCAAATGAAGATTAAAAAGCGTAGTGAGTCAGAAGGTGTATTTGTTTCTGAAGTTACACAAGAATATCTCTCATCTCCTCATGTCAGAAAGTTAAGTTCTCGTACTCAAGAAGAATATCAGCAGGAGTTGACAGTGTTTTCAGATTGGTGTTCATGCCATCAAATTCGCAATGAGAAGGGCAAGAGAGAGGTTATAGCTGGTGGAGGTCTACTACTCCATCAGATTGATCAGCATGCCGTCAGTTTCTTCCTGGATCATTTACAGGCTACTCACAAGCCGACAAAGAAAAGTGAGCTTTCAACTTATACACTGGCTGGCTATGTTCGTGTGATTAAGAGTTTTCTTCATTGGTGCTTGAAGGATGATCAATATGGATGTTACACAAGCCAAATAGTCATCCAGAGGATTGAAAACCCGAAAGTGATAGAGACAATTATTGAAACTTTCTCTCCAGAGCAGATTCAGGCGTTGTTTAAAGCGTGTGGCAAAGAAGAGTCAGAGCATCTTCAAATGCGTGATAAAGCTATCCTGGCTGTTCTCTTAGATTGTGGATTACGTGCAACTGAGCTTATCACACTTACAATTGGCAATATTTCATTAGATACAAAAGATGCATATGTACGTGTTCTTGGTAAGGGGAATAAATGGGGTGAAGTAGGATTAGGAGAGCAATCAAGACGTTATGTGCAAAAGTATGTGAGAGTGTTTCGTATACCAACAATAGGCAACCAAATACCACTACAGGATGCATTAGTATTTGTGAATCGATATGGAGAGCAATTAACAAAATCAGGACTCTGGAGGATAATTGATCGTCTTGGAGAGTGGGCAAAGATAGAAAACGTACGTTGCTCACCACATACGTTTCGTCATACATTTGCTTGTATGTTCATACAGAATGGAGGTGACATCTATAAGCTGAGTAAGTTGCTTCGGCATTCATCAGTGAGTGTTACTGAACAATACTTGAAATCTCTCCAGCAATCAGAAGCTCGCAAAGGCGCGAAGTCAGTATTGGACAGTATCTAGACTGTCGTAATAATATTGCTTATTCTCATCCAGTGTGATATACTTTCAAAAGTATTCATACGATGAGGTGAAATATTGGCAGATACATCTCGTTTCATGACAGTTGAAGAAGTTGCTCAATTTCTCAGGTTGACGACACGAACGGTTTATACAATGGTGGAGGTTGGTATCCTTCCAGGGACAAAAATTGGTGGAGTCTGGCGGATTGATCGTGAGCAACTGGAGCAAAAGTTAGCGTCAAGTAGATTGTTGTAAGAACATCCCCCTGCAAGGGGTTGCAAGGGGACAAAACCAGACACATAGTTGAAGTATGTGCCAAGGTTAACGCTTATAATAGCATAGAACTGCTTTTAGAGCCTATCCTGAGCACATCAAAAAGTGAAAGGATAGGTTTTTATTATGCATCGACGTAAAATGAGAGTCGGTAGTTTTATTGGTATCTTAGTGCTTGGTTTGATGGTTCTAGCGTTACTGATTTATACAGCAACGAGAACGCTTCATTTTCTTCAGATGATGTTTCCACCTGATATGCAGTATGTGGCATATCTTGCTCTCGTGGCTTTTGACGTGGGCATTTTAGGTTGGACACTTTTTGCAACTACAGCAGCAGAAGGTGCTCCCCAACGAGCTATATCATATGCAATGATCTTTGTTTGTGTTGTGGGCGTGGTCGTTGCTACGATTGCTGATACAGCATTGGTAAGTCAACAGAATGGCATAACGAAAGCTCCTCCCAATATTGCAACCATTGGAATGTGGGGATCGATTATTGTTATTGTACTGAATGTTGTGGCTGGGATATGTGCTCATCTCTTCTCTCCTTCTCACATGCGTAAATTTGAATTGGAGAGTGTGCATGATGAGATTCATCAACTTACGATTGATCATATCAAGAGTCGAGCACGTGACATTATGCCACAACTTGCTGCTGAGAATGCAGAGCATTGGGTACGTCAAACGATGTCAGAGGTTGTGGGTACGTTACCTCATAATGCTAATCAGCAACTTCCTCTTGCTCGTGTAGTTGAGTCTGATGCTCCTAAGTCAGTAGCACAAGCTGCATCCCGTACTCATACCGTTGATCCTCATCAGGTTAGACCTCAAGTTGATGCTGAACCTAAATCATTGGACAAGCCAAATTCGCTTGGTCAAATGCTTGGAAGTGTTCATTCTGGACTTCATAATGCCATTGATAAAGTGATTGATCGTAGGCAACCATCGGCTTCTGAGAGTCCTGTTGAACAGCCTTCTTCTGAAGAGTACTCCCCTGAGTTTGAGCAAGCTTTAGACCAAGAGATTGAAAAGCCTATTCAGGAATTAAAACCAGGGCGTGATCTTCGTACACGTCGCATTGCTGGTGATCCTAAATTAGAGGCTCAGGAGGATGCCGAAAACCCTTCTTAAGCTCTGATGAAATAGGCCGATCAGCAGAGCAAGAAATGATAGCAGTTGATCCGCAAGAAGCGATTGTTACTCATACATCTATTCGGATAGTTGATACGGAAGAGTTAGTCGATACTCAACCGTCCATCCGAATGGAAAGTATTAAACCAAATACGGATCAATTAGGGCCTGAAGTAGATCCCCCGATGCCTAGTGTGTTGGGGGATCAAAAAGATCCTCTGATAGTTTCTCCTCTTTCTGAAAAGGGTGATTTTTTAGAAAATGGGCATAAGGGAAGATTGAGAACTTTTTACGAGACAATTGATCTTCTACAATCGGTTCGTGAGGCAAAAGGAGAATGGCCTGGTGGTACTTTAGTGCGTTTACAGTATTATTATAAGCATAACTACCCGGAGTACTTTCGCAATGGAAAAAGAGCAGAGCAGACAAGGCTTGAAAGAGAACGGAAAGCCGAAAGAATTAGAGCAGAAAACAAGCCAAGAACAAAGAAGGTTCGACAGGATACGTGATCTTTTGTATCTTGATTTTAGCTTTGATGGTATTGAGTATATAAGCATTTACCATGCGATGCCACCTCAAATGGATAAGTTGGCAAATATGTACTTTAATGTTTTAGGTGTTAACATTGAGGTATGGCCTGTATGGGATAGGCTTGATTTTGTCAATGCATTGTGGGATTTTTGTCGAGAAAAAAATTATCGATTTCCGCTTCGGATTAAAGATCAACCAAATCGGCTTGTAGTGTCTTCTGATCAGTAAGAAAAATTTGCATTTAGTGCTAAATTAAATTTGCACTCGGTGCTAAATTCTGGAGGTTTAAAATGTTGCTTTTCATCTGTTCCATTTGTGGTCATTGGAGAGTCCTTTTTTCAATGGCTGATGTGTTGCGAGAGTCAGGTAAGATTGGTGTAGTTTTGTGTAACCAAGGTTGTGGTGAAATGACATATGTTCGATTGATTGATCGACTCCAAATTGTTCCTGCTCCAGTAGTGATTGAGGAGAGGGAGCAGTTGCTATGACGTTAGCTCTAATTGCAAGTTTGTTTCTTGGCTTGGGTATGATGGGTTTGATTGTGCTTGTCTGGAGGAGAATGTTATGAGATGTCAACACATCAATGATGCTACTGGCTTGCAGTGTGACGAGCAAGCTACTAGGGACATCAGGATTAGGACTGCAAGGCAAGGCTGGCGCTTGTTTCTTTGCAGCGAGCACTACGAGGAAGAGGTAGAAACGATCAGAGCGTATATTGATCGTATGGCAACTGAGCAAGAGGAGTTGAAGAGATGAATGATCAGATTTGGAGAGATGAAAAAACACTACTTCCAATTCACATACATCATCGTTTGATGAAGGATGGTTTTTTGTGGGCAGAAAATTCTAAGCCATGTGCTTGTGGCAATCCAGTTTTTGACATTTCGATATCTGCTGGTGAATTGGTCAAGAAACATGAGGCAAAAATTAATTGTGGATTATCAAATGATGAGATGTTGGATAGATTTGGCTACAATCCAGAATCCACCTAGTCCACCTTGCATGGGGAAGTCTTGATGAATGTTGTATAATTAGAGTGATCTATAAATTAATGAGTTATGTTACGGAATCTGGTAAGTATTGTGGTAACTTGTTAAAGATCTGAGAGTCTTCGGACTCTCTCTTTTTTGATTATTTTGCATATGTAATATCTTGACAGATTGATGTATAATTACAGTATCATCCCTTTGCAAATGATGATATCTTCTGTGTGTTGACCTTAAGGTAAGGTTGCGCACAAGAAAAAGAGACTCCATGGCTCTAGTCAAGCTGAAGAGTCTCTTTTTTGTGTTCAAAATCTGGTGAATAATTGTGGGCACTTTCAAAACTGTTGATAAATGGTGTATACTCTGTCTATGGATGATACTAATGAAATAGACAATGATTTACACTTTAACGCGCGTAACGGAAAAAGAGAGCGCGGTCATAAAATGACTGATGCTGAACGTTCTCAGGCTCAGAATAACTTTTTGCAGTCTTATGCATCTAATGGGAATATTTTATTATCGTGTCAATTTGTTGGTATCAGTAGACAAACTTTTTATGATTGGCAAGAGAAGGATGAGGAATTTAGCTTCAGATTTCATCAAGCAGATCGAGACTTTGCAGATACTATTCTTGCAGAATTTATTCAGCGTGCTCGTGATGGCTATCTAAAGCCAGTAGTAAGCGTGGGCAGAGTGGTGTATGAGGATGTGCCTGTTCTTGATGTTCACGGCAATCAGGTAGTTGATAGTAAAGGTAAACCTCTCGTGAGACAAGGCAAACCTCTTATGGAGCGTGTAGTTTCTGATAGCTTGCTCGCGCTTGCCATCAAAAAGCATCATCCTGAATATCGTGAAAAACAGCAAATAGATACAACGGTGACAAATGTAAATGCTACGAGAGATAGAGAATTGCATGATAGGATTATGAAAGTGCTTGATGAGTATCCTGAAGTAAAATGGAAGATAGCAGAGGTGATGGATGAATTTGGCAAGGTTACTTGATAACAGAGAACTTGATCCTGTGAGCATGGCACGTCAAGCTGGTTTAGAGCTTGATCCTTGGCAGGCTAAATTGGTACGTTCACAATCGAATAGGATTTTATTGAACTGTTCCAGACAATCAGGTAAGAGTACAACAGTTAGTGTGATAGCTGATCACACTGCATTCTATCAACCGGAGTCACCAATCCTGTTACTTTCTCCATCGCTTAGGCAGTCTAGTGAGCTTTTTCGTAAATGTCTGGATGTGTATCGGGCACTTGATAGACCAGTGCCAGCTGATGCTGAAAATAAGCTTTCATTAGAACTTGAGAATGGATCTCGAATTGTTAGTCTTCCAGGGAAGGAAGGAACAACACGCGGCTTCTCAGGTGTAAAGCTGCTCATCATTGATGAGGCTTCACAAGTACCTGATGAGTTGTACATGTCGGTACGCCCAATGTTAGCAGTCTCAGGTGGTCGGTTGATAGTACTGAGCAGTCCATTTGGAGCAAGAGGATTTTTTTATGAAGCATGTCAAGCTTATAAAAGTCAAATAGTAAATAAAAGAGATGATATTGAATATATGTATAGTTGGGAATATTATGAAGTACCAGCAACAGAATGTCCTAGAATATCAAAAGAGTTTCTAGAAGAGGAAAAGAAGAATATAGGCGAATTTTGGTTTGAGCAAGAATATATGTGCAAATTTCTTGATAGTCAAACAGCAGCGTTTAGAAGTGAAGACATTCAACAAATAGTAAAACATGATTTGAGTGTTTGGGATATATGATAGTTACACAAGAAACAAAATTAGAAGAGTTATTGCCAGTCAATATTGGTGTGGATGTTGGGCAGGTAAGGGACAATACAGCTATATGTGTATGCGAAGTAGAGCAGGTTGATACTGGCAAGGTTCGTTACACAGGAAAGCAAACGATAGGCTATGTGGATGATTATGGAGCATGGCATCCACCTACAGGTCGAGAGGCTGTGATGAGAAGTGAATATACAGTGAAGCAAATTAGACGGTTGCCACTCAATACGAGCTATCCTGATGTGGCAACACACTTGGCAGATATGTTAGGTAAGGATATTTTTAAGAATAGGAAAGTACGTTTGCTTATTGATGTAACAGGTGTAGGGAGGCCAGTGTTCGATGCTTTAAAGCTTGAGATGTTTCTACGATTAAATAATGTAGAAATTACACATCAACTAAGTGGTGGTATTGAATTTAAGATGTCAGAACGTCATATGTTGCAATTGAAACCGATTTCATTTGTGCATGGAGAGATATACAATAGAAGTAAGGGCACGTTAGGGAAAGCGTTTCTGGTGTCTAGATTGCAAACTTTACTTCAATGGAGACGGTTTCATGCTCCTGACACAAAAGAAGTGAAAGCCATGTGTGAAGAGCTGATGGTGTACGAGATTAAAATCACTGACAATGGGAAAGATACGTATGGTGCATTCAAAACTGGGGCCCATGACGACCTTGCTACAGCAGCAGCATTATCTTGTTTGGAAGATCCATATAAGGATCAAGTGCGATATAGTGAGAAGGTGTATTGATGGATATCACACAAGATCAAGTTGCAATGCTCCCACAGGGAGATTTTGAGAAGCTTGACAAGCGTGAAAAGGAAGCATTTCATGCATTGCAAGAAGAAATGATTGCTTTGCTCGTAAACAAGAGTAATCATTTTAAGCTTCAATATCCAGGACTTCGAATAGAATGGAGATTTCAGGCAGAAGTGTATCAAAGTGTTGTAAATGGTCCTAGTTCAGTGAAGTATAGCGATAGGGTGTATTAGATGAGAAAGAGTATGTTTTATTTGATGGATCGATTGCATAAGTTTCTTGCAGAGTGCTCATTGACACAAAATTATCCTTGGAGAATGGTATGGGCACTTCGTAGGTGGTTAAAGGAGAGTAAATAATGTACGTTAATGGTATTCAGTGTGATACGTGTACTAAGATATATAATGGAAGTATGGCATTATATTCTCATGGTGATTTGCCTGGAGAATGGATTGGCATGAATCAAGGTAAGGGCAATTTATTGCATTTCTGCTTTCTCCATTGCCTTTATGAGTGGGTAGAGAAGCAAATGCCAGTGGTCGAAGAGGTTCCTTTGAAAAATTATTTTGAAGAGGTGCCGAAGAGTGGTACTCAGTTTGATAATGAGTATATGGGTAAGTTTGTTGAAGAGGTTAATCCTGATGATCCTATTCGTGGCAAGGATCGATTACTTGAAGTAGATCGTGAGGCAGTCAATGAGTACTGGAGGGATTTATGAGAGCTGAAATAATTAGATGTGATGTGTGTTGTAAAGAACACAATGCAGAATATATGCTACCTAAAGCATGGATAGCAACAACACAAACAGATTATCCAGGAAATGATATAGAGCAACACTTTTGTTCTCTCAAATGTTTGATTGACTGGGCAGAGAAGAGATTGCCCAGAGATGAGGTTATTGAGTATGTTGATCCCCATGGTCCATTGTTACCTGAAAACGAGGTTAAAGTAAATAGAGATTTATCTGATTATATAGGCAATGATCATTGGAGGGACTTATGAGAATAGATGGTTTAAGGTGTGATCAATGCAGTAAAGAGTATCATCCAAGCTCTATGACTGTAGGAACGTTGCCTGATGGATGGTTTGCTCTCACGAAAGGCAGTAGTGGATTAGTTCATCATGATAAGCATTTTTGCTGCATTGAATGCCTTATCAAATGGACATCATGCTAGACAATTGACTCCAGAAAGTTTGATGTGGGTGGTCCTGTTGATGTTACTCCAAGTGATCCTGAATATTGGGTACGTTTCGATGAGAGGAATAGCAGTCAGTGAATACACTCCAAGCACCTCCAAGCACACTTCCACAATATGAAATAAATGATGAAGATAGAAAACGTGCAAAGCGCATCGAGAACGCTTGGAAGGCGTATGAAGGAGATTTCAAGAAACCATTTGATAAAATGCCAGATGAACCTGATATGAATATTATATCTAATCGTGTCGTTGAATTTGTAAATGCATCAAATGACTTTCTATTTGCGAAAGAACTTCAAATCACTGTTGATGAGGGATCTCCTGCTGATGCTCAAAAGTTCTTGGATGATTGTTGGGGTAGGAAAGAGACGCGCATTCCATTCTTGCTCAGGTTGGGGTTGAATGGCGCAATGGCTGGTTCTGCATTCTTGCGTATTGTTCCTGGCAAGAAGAAGGGCAAGTTTCGGCTTGTTGAGATTGATCCTTGCATCATTAATGTCAAAACAGCGCCTCAAGATTGCCAGACAGTCTTGCTCTACTGCATTGAATATGGTGTCGATGGGAAAGACGCGAATGGCAAGCCAAATAGAACGTACTATCGTGAAGAGATTTCTCGAATTGATCCTGAGTACAATGCTGATAATCAAGAGGATACACTTGAAGCTCAAATGGATGAGGATGTCACGTGGTCAATTCAGCATTGGACACAACAAATATCATCTGGCATGGCTCCGAAAAGTGGAGACTGGATACCTGCAGGAGATCCGTATATTTGGCCTTATCCTTTTTCGCCTATATTTTCTTGTCAAAATCTTCCACGTCCAAACAGCTTTTGGGGATATCCTGATGTGATGCCATCTGTTATTGAATTAAATGACTCATTAAATCTTGTGCAATCTGGTGTCAATATTGAACGTAAAATACGGCGTATTCTGGTTGGGCGTGGCATGGGAGAAGGAACAGTACATGTGCAACCTGGAAAGATTATGCAGACGCCATTGCCTGAACAGATGATTGAAGCGGTTCAGGTTGCATCGACTACAGCAGATGACCTTGCTTTTGCAGCCAACCTCCGCAGTGACATTGATGAGGAGGTTGGTATTCCCGGAGTGGCAACTGGCCGTATTGACCTCTTGCCACGTGGTATCACTGGCATTGCAATCGAACTACTGTATGGTCCTGCACTCAAAAAGACAGATAAGAAACGTTGTACATATGGTGAAATGATCATAGATGTATCTAAAGCATTATTGGTGTTGAATAATATGAATGCAACAGTAAGTGAAGGCGATGCGGCATGACGATATTTTATGAGAAGAAACGTGGTGTTTTGCGAGATGAAGAAAGCGGATTGCCTCTTCATAATCATAGTTTGACTGACTTTGATTTAAAACCGTGTGATTGTGGTGATAGTGAACGTGACATGCCTCAATCAATGTTATTGGTGTCAGAGGAATTTCTAAAATCATTTTTTAATCTTGATGAGGATTTGGCATGAGTGATGACCCTAAGTGGCAACCAGTTCTTATGATATTGCGTGATGGTGGTCGAATAGAATGCGACTGCGGATCATTGGCAGTGATTATAATTGGTGTTTTGAATAAAGAAGATGGTGGAACAATAGATAGAGTAAATTATTGGTGTCAGGATTGTTATCAACGGGAGAACAGTGATGAGTGATGGAATAGATGTATCATTATCGTGGGAGTCACCACTTCCAGTTGATGATTTACAGACAGTTCAGGCATATGTATTATTGAAAAGTTTGGATATTTCTAATAATTCTATTATGCGTAAACTCGGCTATGATCCTAAAGAAGAGGCAAGATTATCAGCAGAGGAGGATGCACAA